CTGGAATGAAAAATGGAGATAATGAATTCATTATTTATTCTGTTGGTCCATCAAGAATAAATCATTTCGTTTCAGAGTTTTCTAATCTATCAGAACGTGGAATGAAAGCACGAGGTAAAAAAATTAAATTTTATAATGCAGCCCCAGCATGGTTAAGTGAAAATATAGATCAAATTAATTATTTTGCTTTTTTAAGTCGTCCAAAAGAGCCAAAGTCAAAATTGGTTTTAGTTGCAGAAGCAAACAATATTGATGTTGGTCTTTTTAGATATTAGGAGAATAAAATGATTATCAGAAGTTTAAACACAATGGAAAAAATTGTAAACAAAAATCAAAACTTGATTTGGCGTGGCTGGGATGTTATTGATTTAAAAGAATCAGAAATAGCAAGAACTTCTCCAGTAGGTATTAGAGTAAAAGATAAATGGTATTTGCATAGAACTTATAAGCCTGGTCGTAATGGTTGGGATATACCAAATAAGTATAAGGATTAATCTTGAAGCAGCATTTGTGGAAAGATGAAGCCGTATGTTTAGGGCTTGAAACAAATATTTATTTTGATAAATATGAAGATCAAGAAGAATCTAGATATAATGTTGACGCACTTTGTAAGCAATGTCCAGTTAGAAAAATATGCTTTGCCAATGGCGTCTCTGGAAAAGAATGGGGCGTTTGGGGTGGAGTTTATTTAGAGGGTGGAGAAGTTTCAAGAGAGTTTAATAAACACAAAACTAAAAAAGATTGGTCTGAAACATGGCAATCATTAACAATGGAGTAATGTTTTGATTATACAAATTATAGGACTTCCAGGATCTGGAAAAACAGAACTAGCAAAAACATTAAAAGAACGCATTAATGCGATTCATCTTAATGCAGATGAGGTACGTGCTACAGTAAACTCTGATCTTGGTTTTACCGCTGAAGATCGCATAGAGCAAGCACGACGCATGGGTGAGATGGCTAGACTTATTGCTAAACAGGGAGTCGCTCCAGTAATTGTAGATTTTGTCTGTCCAACAGATGCTACAAGAGAAGCATTTGGCAAGTCAGACATTTTAATTTTTATGGATACAATTCAAAGGGGTAGATTTGAAGACACAAATAAAATATTTACAGCACCAAAAAAGTTTGACTTTATGTTTTCTGATCATAAAAAAAATCCATACGAAAAAGCAAGTTTAATTATTTCTTTGTTTGAATTACATGATTGGTCTGCACCAACAACACTTATGCTTGGTCGCTATCAACCATGGCATGAAGGTCATCATGCTTTGTATTTACAGGCTGGAATGAGAACAAACCAAGTACTACTTGGAGTACGTAATACACATAATACTAGCGAAAAGGATCCACTTACATTTGATGAAGTAAAGGGTTATATTGCTAAGGATGAGTTTATGAAAGATGCAATGGTATTGCGTTTGCCAAACATTACTAACATTGTCTATGGCCGTGACGTGGGATATAAAATTGAACAAGTAGATTTGGGGGCAGACATTCATGCTATTTCGGCTACTGAAAAACGTCGTGAACTGGGTATCTAATGTTGGACACGGAATTGCAGATGCAGAAGATAGATTTGTTAAAAGCATGTTTGAAGAGGATATAGATCATGAAAGCAACGAAGACTAGATCATTTGTTAAAGCACTAAGTTATCGCATTTGGGGAACACTATCCTCTGTTGTTGTTGCTTATGTCATTACAAAAAATGCTTCGTTATCTATAACAATTGCTTTTTGGGAAACAGTTGTAAAAATATTTATTTACTATGGACACGAACGTGGATGGAATTATGTTCAATGGGGTAGAAAATGATGTATACAGACGAAATGCGTAGGGCTGTACACTCCATCACACCGCCTAAAGGATTTGGCATAGAGATTATTGACAATGAGCACTTTCTTACAGTAAAATTAGATGAAAGAAAATTTTTACACATGGGGCACGATGATAAAATATCAGCCCTTCAATATGTAGTAAAAATAAAAAAGGCTTTAGAGATAAACGGAGCAATTGTATTAGTTACAAGAGAGGCAGTAAAATGATTAAACAACTATTCAAAATTATTGTTTGTAAGGTTAAAAGTCATATCTTGGTTACTGCTGGAGCATGTCCCTTTACTGGGAAAAGTTATAACGCCTGTACAAGATGTGGAGCAATGATAGCAATATGAAAAAGAAAACAAAAATATTAATACTAATAACCTTATCTTTCTTAACTGCCGTAACGCTTTGGACAGCATCCAATCTAAAAAGAATATCTGACTTAGATATTTTTGATGTAGAAGAAGACTAATGCAAACCTTTTTACCATACAAAGATTACGACCAATGTGCAGAAATGTTAGATAATAAAAGATTAAATAAACAGATATTAGAATCTTATCAAATACTAAAGGTACTATCTGGCAAATCACCTTCTGGTGCTTGGCGCAACCATCCAGCAGTACTTATGTGGAAAAATGCTGAAAAGTCATTACGCACATATACAAATGCCATGATTAAAGAGGCTAGGCTTAGGGGCATTAGGACAGATGGCAATGAGGCTAATATAGAGGCTCTAGAGGCCGTTTCTAGGCATCTGTGGGGTACTGATAAGCCAGTCTGGAGTAAGCCATCTCATGTAAATCGTGTCAATATTACCCATAGAGCCAATCTTTATCGTAAAGATCCTATTTACTATGCTGAGTTTTATAAAGACACTATGAGTGAGCATAACAAACCTTGTTGTGATAAATGTTTATATTATTGGGCAACTCATGCCGTTAGAGATAGAGTACAATAGTTATTATGGAAATGACGCTTGTTATATTTTTTGCTACCCTGTCTTTTTCTTTTGGTATAGCCTATTGGGCTACCTTTGACAAACTAAAAAAATCTAATCTTTTAATGGCTGAACTTTTTATAAAAAACAAGGCACTTGAAGAATTAACCTCCCAAATAAAAAACAGCATGGGTATGTCTGCTGACTCAGTTCATAAAGAAAACTTTATTAAATTCCTTTCTGATTCTAGGGATTGGGCTTTTGAGTATATTGAGCAGTCACAAAAAACAATCAAAGAGGTTTCAGAAGAACTAAAAGATAAAGGTTTGGACAACTATTCTGAGAAACTTTTAGCACTTTTACCAGAAAACAATACTAAATGAAATTAAAAAGCAACAAGGTATTATTTATACCAAAAGATAAAGACACTGAGATTTGTATTCCAAGACCACAATCAAGCAAAAAATATATCCCAGATTGGTTTAAAAGTATGCCAATTGAGGTAAAAACTATTGATGGGCTTGGAAGTGACTATACTGCAAAAAAGTGTATGCCATTCCTAGACTCTTTAACTTCGGGTTATACACAAGAACTTCCGTGTGATGTATATATTGATTGCAATACGGAAGAGGATGATCCAGTAATTAATTATAGATGGAGTGGTGATTTTAGACCATTGTCTACAAGAAGAGAAGACACAAGATCTTCAAACTCAATGCCACACTTTTCTGGATACTATAAAACAGAATTTCACTGGAATACATTTTGGGAACCAAAAACTCCTCCTGGTTACAGCACTTTTTACTTTCATCCAGCAAATAGGTTTGATCTACCCTTTATAACGCATAATGGAATTATTGATACAGATGGTTGGCCACTAACAGGACCAATACCGTTTGTACTTAAAAAGGGTTTTTCTGGATTAATACCAGCAGGGACTCCAATATACCAAATGTTGTTTATAAAAAGAGATACTTGGAATTCTGAACAGGGTAAGTATAATGAATCATATAATAAAAAGATTTGGTATTCTGTTCGTAGATTTATGACCGATGGATATAAAAAACAAATTTGGTCAAGAAAAGAATACAACTAATGAAAGAAATAACACTATCAATTATTACAGGTTTTGGATGTGGTGTCGTGTTCGCTGCATTCAAATTGCCAGTACCAGCACCACCAGTTTTTGCGGGAGTCGCAGGAATTATTGGTCTATGGATTGGCTATAAAACACTAACACAAATTATATCCTAGGAGGAATAATGAATAACTTACTAAACGATAAGACAAAGGCAATGCTTGCATCATACGGACGATCTGTCCTTGGCGCAGTGTTTGCACTTTATATGGCTGGCGTAACAGATCCAAAAGATCTATGGGCTGCACTAGTTGCTGCTATAGCGCCCGTTGCATTGAGAGCGTTAAATCCAAATGACAAAGCATTTGGCGTATTGCCAGATACAGGTGCAATTTCGGATGCACTTAGCAAGATTGTACCTGCTAAGAAGGCTCCAGCAAAAAAGAAGGCTGCTAAGAAAAAGTAGTTTGTTTTTAATAAAGGGGGCAAACTTAAACACTTGCCCTCTTTATTTTTTATAACGGGGTAATTATGGACTTTGTATACATATGTAAAGAAGGCATCAACGAAGAGTTAAAGTACTCTATTAGATCTGTCGTTGAAAGTTTTCCAGATTCAAACATATGGGTAGTTGGTGGTAAGCCTGATTGGTATGTAGGCAACTACATAAAGGTAGAACAAAAAGAATCAAAATATAAAAATGCTGTAGAAAATTTAAAAACAATTTGTTTTTCAGAAGAAATATCACAATCATTTGTTTTAATGAATGATGACTTTTATATTATTAAAAAAATAAACAATATAGAAAATTTCCATAGTGGTTTCCTATTAGATAAAATAAATCTATATCAAAAATTAAACGGTAATTCTCAGTACACCAGAAAACTTTCAGGCACATACAAAAAACTTAAAGCCTTGGGATTTGAAAACCCATTAGATTATGAACTTCACGTACCAATGATTATGGAAAAAGAAAAATTAAAGATAGTCTTAGAACTTTTAGATCAATTTTTATGGAGATCTATATATGGAAACAAATTTGATGTCGGTGGCACACAAATGGATGACGTTAAGGTTTACAGTTCTGGACCATTGGTTCTTAAGTCTTATAATTTAAACATAGATGATCATACTTATTTGTCTAGTGCAGACAGTTCATTTAATAATATATTTAATAAAATACTTAAATTTAAGTTTGATAAAAAAACTAAGTTTGAGAAATAAGTTCTAGGTATTTATTTTTAAGTATTGTTGGTGCAAAGTTGTTAAACCCTAAATCATAGGCCTGTTGCTTATAATTAGTTTTATCATTGATAGACATATACTTATCAATTGTTTGTGCTAATAAAACATTATTTGCTTCAAACAAATTAATCCTAACTTTTGTTCTAATAGTTCCTATAGAGTCTGATTCAACCAACCAATCTTGTGGCAAGATCTGATTATTGGGTGAAACATTTGTCATAAAAACGGGAAGACCAGAAAGCAAAGCCTCATTCATTGGCAAACATAGACCTGCATATCGTCTTGGTAATACCATAGCGTCAAAGCCATTATATAAGTCTTCTCTATTTTCTGGGTTGCCGATTTCAATTTTTAGCCTTGAATCTGTTACGTTAGTTACTATTTCGCTTTGACTTCTAATAACTAATTCATAATCTGCTTTAGAGTGCTTTAGCATATTTATTACGGTTTCAGTACCGTTTCTATCTTTGGCTGCCTTCTTTCCAGCAATGTGTAATAGTCTATTGTGTGATTTAGAGATGTTATTATTTTTTGCAGTTGCAAATAACTCAGGAGTAGTTGGAGGTGGAAGGTGAATTACCTTTGTTCTATTTCCAAACATACTTTGAATTGTTTCAATTTGCCATAAACTAGGAGATAGTAGGACTGTTGGTAAGGGTAGTTCTGGGTTGGCTAAGTGACCAAACAATTCATAGTTATACTGAAGAATCGTTT